TTCTACATTTTTTTGAAAGAGTTTTCTAATAAACATAGAACCAGAATCATAATCTGAATAAACAATTTTTGATTTTTTAAATTGATCTACGTATTTTTTTGAATCAACGTGGTGGTCTATAATAACAACATTTTCTTGATCCATGTTGGGAATAAAATCTTCCCTTAAATATAAATTTAATAAAATTGTTTTTGGTGGATTGATAGTTTTATTGATAAAATCTTTAACTGGGTTTATATCTAAATTAGATATTTCTTGATATGTGATTGTATCGTTAGGATGCGACCATAAAAAGGTTAATAAACTAATTGCGCCATCGAGGTCTTTATGAGTAAAGACTTGATACACTTTGTTTTGCATAAGGATATTTATGCACTATTGATTATTTTTCATCATTTTCACTTAAATTTTCTACAAAATTTAGAGTGTCAACAATATTAGAATTTAAACTAGCCTCAATATCATCGGTAAGTTTTGGCATTTTTCCTTTTACAGAATATTCTTCGGAAAACTCTTTTGGTTCTTTCAATGAAAGAGTTGGATAATCAATTTCTAAATGAGTATAAACTTGGCGTGGACCAAATCTATTTTTTTCAACTCCCATATGTATGATACCCAAGTCAGAATCTCCTTCTTCCGTCCAAATGGAGATTTGAGCGTCCACGGTGTGAGAAAGACCCATAGACTCGCTTGTTTTGTCTAATTCTGGTTTGGGTGTAGAAACTGCCGCTCTATTTGCTTGTGTGGCAGAAATAACAGGACACTCAAAATCATAAGATAATGCACGTATACCCTCTGTTACTTGTTTAATTCCTTCATATGAGCTTAAATTGTTAATTGCTGGTGCTACAAGGTTAATATAGTCAATGATGATAACATCTGGTTTGATGTTATTTTTAACTAGTTTGTTTATGTATGCTTTTAAATTTAAAACTGTAACTGATTTGGGTGGAAATTCTTTAATGATTAATTTTGAATTTTTATTCTTAACTTTATATTCATGTAAAAAGTTTCTTAATGGACTAATTTGTAATTTTAAATCATCACAAGGAATTTTTGAAAGTTGAGCGGAAATTCTTTTTGCATAAACTTGTTCTGGCATTTCTAAAGAAATTAAGACAACTGTCTTGTCTTGATTTAAAATATTAGTTGCAATGTTTCCAAGAAATATAGATTTTCCGACATTAGTAATTCCATAGAACACATACAAAGATCTACCTTCTGCCATAAAACCGCCACCCAAATGACTATCAAGCCATTTCCAACCTGTAGATAGTGTTTTAAAAACTTTTTGAAGATCTTCGCAATGCGAGTCAATTTTTTCCAAATAATCAAATCCAATATCATCCATTAATGATATACCACATGCTGATTCAAACTTTTTTAAAATTTTACTACTGTCAATTTCTCCAGATTGAACATCAAGGTGTGTCTCAACAACCGTATTCAACACGGCCTTTTCTTTTAAAAACTTTTCAGTATTTTTAATTAAAACATTTTTATTGTAGTTCTTATCAATAGAATTAAACGAAAGAACCAACTCTTTTAAAGCATCTTTTTGTTCTTGGGTAACTAGATGAGCTTTTAGTTCTGTGATATTTGGAACAGTTTTATGTTCTAGATAAAACTCTTTCAAAACAGAAAAAACGGTTTTGATATTTTTATCTTTAAAAAAAGATACTTCAGAATGTTCTAAAACAGTTTCTAGAAAATTTTGATCTAAAATAGCATTGTAGATAAAAATCTTTTCAAACTGATCATGATCAAGAACCAAGCCTTTATTCACCATCATAAAATTATAATGCTTTTTAGATAAAAAGCAATATTAATCAGCTTTCTTTATTAAATTTTAGTTCGGTTTTAAGCTTTTCTTCTAGTTTTGGTAGAATTTTTGCCCAAACTTCATCATTATCTTTCCAATCTTTATAAAATCCTAAAATATCATCACCTAAAACATGTCGGTGTCCTTGTTTAGTTAGGATTCCATAACCCTCTGCCATTTCCAATAGTCCAGAATATTTGGATATACCAGATTTGAAATTCAAATACATTTCACATTCTAAAAATGGAGGAACGAATCTATTTTTAGTAGTCAGTGCCCTCATTGTTAAACCATTAATATCTTTAGAAAGCGGAGTTGTATCGTCTGTTGCATTTTTGTTATCAGATCTACTAACTCTTTCTTGTTTTGTTGCCATTTGAACTAAAACCGAAGACATGTATAACGGTCCTGATCCTCCCGATTGACTTTTTACCAAAGTTGGATACAGAGCACCAGGATTATCATACGTGTGATTTGTAAAAACGATTGGCGTATTTGCCTTTGCAGCAGCATGTGTAATTGCTCTGAGCATACTTTTTAAAGAAACGGCTCTTGCTCCCATGTCTGCTGAATCTTTTCCATCTTCAATAACTTTAGCTTCTCTTGTAGAAATTAAATTACCTAAAGAATCGATTGCGATGATTACTTTTCCTTGAAGTCCTTTTTCGACGACAGTTTTTAAAAATTTTACCATTTGATTTCTGCAATCTTCGATAATTTCGATTGGACAATGTTTAATTTTAGATGAATCGCATCCCAAATTTTCGGCTGTATCTTTATCTAGAGCATTTTCAGTATCAAAATAAACAACGTGCATACCCTTTTTTTGGGCATTTGCCATTATTTTGTTGACCATTAATGTTTTACCACATGCTTGTGGTCCTGCAAATCCCGTTATTCTACCAACAGGAATTCCGCCGTATAAAGATCCAGATATAATGGCATTAAGTGCCATACAACCAGTATCAATCCAATCGGTTACTGTTGATAGACTGTTTTCGTCTAAAAAAGCAGCATCTGGATTTAATTCATCCAATATTTTGAATGCATCATTAATATCTGCTGAACCAAAATCAGCTTCGTTTTCAACTTTTCTTTTAGGCATAATTATTCGTCAAAAAGGTTCACTACGCTATGAGGTTGTGCTGGTGCTGCTTGTTGTGGGGCAGCTTGAGCTTGTGGCGTAACAAACTGATTTTGTTTGTTAAACATTTGACTGTATTGTGCTTGTAGTCTGAAATCGATTGCGTCAATGTCGTTAGACGTAATAACGCTATTTTTATAGAAGAACGTAACATCTCCCGTTTTATCGGCAAGAAATTCTCTAAAAAAGATTGGCAATAATTGAATTGACATTTTTCCACCACCTGCGTCTACAACATGTAAGATTACTGGATTTGTAATCGCTGTAATATCACTGGTACTTTTTTCTTTGTTGTGTTGTCCTAACACAGTTCTTCCGAGAGTATCTAAAATAATTGTCAATTGGTTGTTTTCGTTATTCATATATAATAATATAGCATTGTTTGAAAAATAATCAAGTATTTTTACCAATTTAAAGCATCAGAAACATTTGGAAATTTTGATTTAAAAATGTTTTTTATTTCTAATGCGATTTCACGATGTTCTTTTTGTGTGTCTTGCGTAGCTCTTAAATCAATATAATGAATCCAAGATCTAATAGAACCCGACATATATAATGTGGTTTTTGTGTTAAGTGGTAATACCATTCTGGCACATTCTTTAGCTATTCCTCTATTAATAAGTTTGTTATACAAACTTAAACTTTGGTGCTGTATCGAATCAATTTCTTCTGACAGATCTATATATTCTGAAATATCAACAGGTTCGTCTCCAACTTGGCGATTTGTTTTTCCTTGTTTTCTTAATTCGAAATGTTCTAAATCAGTTGCTGTGGAATAACGTTGACTAAATTCTTGAAAAGAAAAACTACGATGTCTCAAAATTTGAGCAGCAATCGCTCTCGTTGTTTGAATTTCTATTGTAGCATGAACCATTTCAAATGGACTCCAATGTTTATGTTTAATCAGATAATTCAAAAGTTTTGGTGCGCTTTCCATGTTTAATTGGTTAGATGGGTTGCTTACTCTAGCACAATATGTGATTAATTCTTCGGGGTTACTAATTCCAGTAATTAATGGATTTGTTATAGCTATTAGTTTTGTATTCATATATTTGATTTAGAAAGTAGTTCAATCAAGTCTGTTGCTTCTTCACAACCTACTGCTGGAGTAGGCCATCCGATTACTTGAAAAATTCTTGAAATTATTGGTGTAACATTTTTTTCAAACATAAGTTTGTAGTCTGGTTTAACGTATTGTATCAATTCTTTTGGATAAGAACTAAGAAAACCCATTGTTTCATATCCAAATTTATTTTTAGAACAGTAAAAAGTTTTAATTTTTGCTCCACTGTTAATTGGTGGATATTTTTTGTTTAAATCTAGTTTTATCAAAGCATCATTAAAGTTAATTGAGCTTTTAACGTGGTTGGGTGTACCTTTACCAAAATTTCCATCTTTATCAGCCATGTCAGCATATTTGCTATAATTGTTTACTTTTTTTCTTAAAGCAATTTCCTCAACAGACATTTTACAAAATCTTTCAAATCCTTTTTGAAAAAGACTAGTTGCAGTTTTTCTCTCCTTGGACATAATCGCAGTTTCAATTACCTCTTTAATTAAGTCTTTCACTTCTTTAGAATGCATAGCCTTTGCTACTTCCATTCCTTTATATTCAAATTCATTTGTTTTAACACCTTCTTTATCTAGAATATGTAAAATATAATATTTTTTCTTTTGAAGGAGAGCAACATCACAGATTTTTTCTCTTTTGAAAAAGTATCGGGGATCGTTTGAATTTAACTCTTTATTAGCCCACAAATTAATCTCATCATTTAAATAGCTACCAATATTTTCAATTTCTTTTTTTGCTTCTTCTGTTATCTGATTTTTTTCATTAACCAATTTTATGTTTTTAAAATCAAAATACTTTTTAAAACAAAAATAAACACTATCTGTATCTGAGTACACGCAAATTTCTTCTTTTTTGCAATCGAATCCTTGTGATAAAATATAATTGTGGACTATTGTTGCTCCCATTTTGGCAACAGCTTGTCCAGTTAAGGTGATGCTTTTTGCGTGATCGATATCAAACAATGGTGAATATTCTTGAGAAAAAATACCATAAATAGAATTCAAAAATGTTTTGTACACATTAGAAAGAGTATCATTATCATTGATAGATTCTTCTAATTTTTTAATTTCTTTTTCATCTTTAGTCTTTCGAATTAATTTTTTGGCTTCTAACATTTTATTTTTAGCTGATACTCTTTCATTATAAAGTCGATCAATTAGATTTGGTATAATTCCTTTAAACTTTTGAGTATATAAAATATTAGCTTTAGTAATAGAAAGTTTTTCCTCTTTTATCAAAGTTTTAAATTTTTCATGGCTGAGTTTTACAACTTTATTGTTTGTCAAACGTATTTCAATTTCTTTTTCACCCAATTCTAAAATTTTTCCAATTTTAGTTTCAGGTGAAATATTTAAAGTTATGATGGTATTTGGATAAAGACTATTAGCATCATATGTTATCAAATCTTCATAAAGACCAGGAATAGGTTCATAAACATAACCACCCGCAAAATTCTTTTTTTCGTTTTTAGTATTAAAAGTTGGTATGATTAAATTTTGCTTTAATGCTTGATAAGCAACAGCACCAGTAATCATAGAAACCTTGCCCATAGATTTCTCTAAAGGGATAAATCCTCTATATGATAGATTTCGAACAAGCTTTAAATATTTTAACTTTTTTTCAAGATTAATTAAAAGACGAACGTCTTGGATGTTATATTCAACAAACTTATACCAATCCGTATCAGCCAGTGTTGATAACGATGTTGTTTCGATAGCAATTTTAGACTCGTTCAATTCATACTCTGCTATATAATTTAAAGACATTGATTCTCTTTTTCCGCCACAAAGAGTCTCATAAAGCTCCATATAATCCAAAATGCTTATACCGTATATACTCCATCTGTTGATTGCTCTACCTAGCTTGTTCACTGCTACATTCTCTCTATAGTAGATATGATTAACTGGAGATAAATTTTTGTTATAATCGTCTTCGAATAAATTACTAAGACGATTCATGATATAGGGAATGTCGTAACCATGAACATTCCAACCTGTAACAAGGTCTGGTGGATCGCTTTTCCAAAATTTTACAAAAGATTTAAGCAAATCTTTCTCGTTCCTACATTTGATGTATACTATTGATTCATCTTGTGTATAAAAATCCTTTGTACCCCATGTATAATATTTTTCGCTTAAAGAATCATATATTGTTATAAGGTTTACTGGGTCTGTTGCCGATTCTGGTGTAGCAAAATGGTCTGTCGCATAGGTTTCAATATCCAAATAAAAAATTTTGAGTGGGTTTTGTCCAAAATTTGAATCATCAATTTTGTCTTTAAAATATTCTAATAAAAACTGTTGTTCGACATTAAGATTATAAAACAATCGATTAATGGGTGTATCTTTAACAAATCTATTTCTATCAAATTGTGTTTTAAAAGATTTTTTCTTTAAAGGCGTATTAAAAATTGACGTTGCATCATTGCCTTTTTCAGATTCAAGATACAAAAAAGGCTCAAATGGGATAATTCTTTCTGTTCTTTCTCCAACATCATCCCAAGTCCAAAGATGGACATTTGATGTTTTAATATCATAATAGATATTTCTATAACCCATTTAGAAATATTACACTATTTTAAGAAATAAATCAAGGAGTGTCTTGATCTGGATTGTTTTTAATTAAATTTGGTGCCATCGCTTTTCTAGCAGCAGACCCCCAATCTGTAGTATACAATGCCTCATATTCACCGATATGATCTTCTAGCCAAAGATTTTCGGTAAATTTTCTAGCATTGTCAGATGCTCTCATGTAACGGTCAAAGTCGGATGTGATATGTTCTAATTGATCA